TGGTTCATCGCCCACGAAACATTTAAACGGTAATTCCCTAGTCATTATTTCTTACTCCCTACTTTGATGGGCTTGGCTAACGCTTCTTTCTGCCATGCCCGATTGTTGATTGTGATGTGCAAAACCCTCGCACCCAATAGCGGCTTCCTTAGTCCAACCTTGTAAATCCCTGCTTTCATGTTCTTCTCCCTTGCACCACGATCCACGGTCACTTATAATATGCCTGTTATCTGGGATAGACTCTATCAGATTATCCCATATAGTCAAAGCATAAAATGCATCTATATAAGGTTTTTTTTGGGTTGAAGAAAAATTTTTTATTTTTTTTGAAAAAGGCGTTACAAACGTTACAAACGTTACAAACGTTATCCAGTAAAGGTTGTAGCTGTAACACTTCTGTAACGTTGTAACACTTTCCAACCCGTATTGCCCCACATGAGAAGGTTTTTGACATTGAAAAAGACTGAACCCACAGAAAACACTATAGGCAAAGGCGGTAGACCGGCGGGTCTTACCAACCGCCAAAGAGAGTTTGCAAAGTATTATATCGATGGCAGATACAGCAATGCGGAATGCGCTAGAAAGGCAGGTTATGCTGCCGACAGTGCTAGAAACCATGCGGCTAAACTTCTTGACGGTAAATCTTTTCCAGAAGTGCCAGAGCTTATTAAAGAACTTCGCGAGGAACGAGAGCGAAAGTATGGGGTGACATTGGTCAATCAACTTAAACGCTTTGATGAGTTGTCTCACGCTGCTGAAGAAGCTGGGCATTTTTCTGCCGCCATCAACGCCGAAAAGATACGTTCCAGCTTGGGCGGTTTGACCATCGATAGGCGAGAGCAAAACCATGTGCATCAACTTGACAGCATGTCGAGAGAAGACATCGTTGCTAGACTTGCTGCCATACGAAAGCAGTATCCAAACGCTTTCCCCGAACCGGAGATGAAGAGGGTTGAAGATGCCAAGAACAGAACGATCACTATGGACATCATTGAAACAGAACCTACCAAGAAGGACGCACTTTGAACGAATTGAAAATCGATCTGGTGAAGGCATGCCTGACGTATATTTGTGTATGGATGGTGTGCCGGTATGGGTGGAATTAAAAATAGTAAAAAATGGCAGGGTTAATCCATCAAAATCCCAGATAGCGTGGCATTCCTCGCATTCTAGATGTAAAGGCGTGAGTTTTTTCTTAGCCCATGATCCGGTGACCGGCGGTGTATATTTGTTTGACGGTGCATCTGCGGTTGATTTAGTTGGTTCAAAGATAGGCGACCTGCGACCTGCGATCCGGTGGTCTGGCGACCTGCGATCTGCGCCTGTTGCGCTCCGCGATTTGTCGAAAGAACTTTGGTTCGGGACAGCTTGACCTGCGACCTGCGACCTGTGGTTCGCGGCTGCGCGGCACTGAAAAAAACAACCGGCGACTATGTCGCCGGTTGTCTCAGGGAGAAACTTAGTGTTGGTAATATGTGACATTATCAACATTGGGATCCCAGCAAGCGCGGCAGTCGCCGCATTTGCCATCATTCAATGGCGCGGGGCAAACGTGCCCGACTGTTTTGCTGCCGTGACTGGCAACGGTGCTTGTGTTCTTCCAACCCTTAGACGGTGCGCCATCGATCATATGCGCTGACATACGCAACGTGACGTTGTTGGGAAGCTTACGAAGCTTCAAAACGTCGCCCCAGATTTTATATTCGCGGCTAGGTATCCAGTGCTTGAGATGTGGCGTTGCCTCGCATATGTCCAGAATGTTTAGACCCATGCGAATGCTGTCAACGTCGCCACTATCAAACCATCTAAATTCTGGCTTGCGTAGCGTGTTGAGTACCGCAATCATGCGCGGCACAAAATCGATTGCGTTAAAAAATATCTCGCGGCGTTCCATAGCCGCGACCACGTTCGGCATGTTATACATGCCTTTACATGCATAGCACTTTTCGCAAGTGCTGCCTTTAACCTTGCGTAGCTTCTGCCCTACATGGCAAAGATAAGCTGACCGGGATATTGAAAAACCCGGCATTTTAGAAACATTGGACAAGTTGCGCTTGTCCTGCTTCAACTGGTCTTTGTAATTTGGTAATGAATCGAACATTATATAAACCTCCCTTGGTTTATAGGATTATCCCACATAATCAAACATAAGTCAACCTGCGTACCTGCGACCTGCGAACCTCGCGGCGGCGGCGCGGCGCAAAAAAGACCGGCGACTGTGTCGCCGGTCTTTTGTTTAGATCTCGCCCCAACCTGCTGACCGCAGCCACGCATTGTCTGCGTCTGAATCTTCAAGCCGCGCTTCGTGTTCGGCTTGCACCTGTGCATCATTTTCACAGTCGGCGCAAAACACAGTCACAACGTGACCATTCTGGTAGGTGGTGGAGCCGCATCGGGTTTTGATTTCTTTGTAATCCCACCCACGCGGCACATAGTAAAACGCTTCTTTATCACACATAATAAACTCCCTTAATAGTGTATATGGGATTATCCCATAGTATTAGATACAAGTCAACCTGCGACCTGCGAACCTCGCGGCGGCGGCGCGGCTATTCAAAATAACCATCGCCACCGCAGTGTGGGCAATCTGCGATTTGCTCACGCCACGGCGCAATTGCAATATCAACCAGACCTGTGCCCTCGCACTCAATGCATGGCGTTGCATGGTACGGCATGCGAAAACCAAGCGAGGCTTCCCAGCCTTTGTTGAACTCTCTGTGCCACTTAATCGCTTCGTCCATTGTGCTACCTCCAAAAAAGTGAGGGGGCGTGAGCCCCCTCTAGTTTACTCTCGACTCTAACCGTAATGATATTTTCCATTTTTGGTCACAATGCGCCGCCCAGATTTACGAAGCTCGTAAATGCAATTATAGGCAGCACCAACGCTAATGCCCAACCTTCTAGCTAGCTGCTTGGGCGTAAGATTACGCTCTATCAAAAGAGCTTCACAATGCTCTTTCGATCCAATCAAATAGCTGGTATTGGGCGCACGTTTCTTCTTACTGGTTGACACAGTCTTCAACGTGCGGATTGCTGGCTCTTCCTGCCAGTTGGATTTCACCTTGCCTTGCGACACGGTGACGATTAATGACCCTACGGTCAGAGTAAAATCAGTCATGGTTGTTCCTTTCCTTGACTGGTTGGTTTGATCTTAGCCCATCTAAGATCTTATAAAACTTTAACAGATGGCATGGGATAATGTCAACAACTAAATTAAACCTGCGATCTGCGATCTGCGGATCGGCCTCGCCGCCGCGCCTTAAACAAATAAGAGAAGGCAGCTTGCGCTGCCTTCTCTTATTTGTTTAATAGTTATTCATGCGGTGTTGTAACACCAGCTTGCCTTCGTTGATGGTGTATCTGCCGATACATCTATTGGACTTCGTGCCTTTGAAGACGTAGATTGCATCGTGAAGCTGCTTCTTATCGAAGCTTGGCATCTGGTGACAAGCTGCGATCCTCTTCCCAAGCTGCGCCAAGCTGTCGCTGATTGGGTATCGGATAGTGCCACGGCTGCGGTGGTTAGCAGCAAGGGTGATGAACCCTTGCTCTGCATAGTACTTACTCATGTTGTAGTCTCCCTTCTGATCTTGTCTGCGAAGTATTCTGCCACGCTGTCCAATGAATCATAGAACATGCCAACCGACATGTGATGACGATTAAGAATGTGGTATCCGCTATACCCATCGGCATAACCTCTCTGGATCGTGTAGCCGTAAGCTGCGGCGATGGTCTGAAGATATTTCATAGACAACTCCTCTGTCTCTGTGATTATGTATATACAGTATCAGATGGTATGGGATAGGTCAAGGGGTTACTGGGTAGATTCCCAAATAAAGTTCGAGCTCGAACCCCCCACCCCCTATATCTGAAAACCTGCGTTCGCGTCATGTGCGGATTTTGCAGGGTTGATAAATTCATTTGCAGGTATTATCGTTCGGGCATGGATGACATGCAAAACCTAGAACTGCTGCCAGAGGAGGTCCTAAAGGAAATCCTGTTACTGGAGGAGCAGGAACAGCGGCTTAAAACTAGGTCTGAAGCCCATGATAAGTTCATGCCGTATGCAAAACATGTATATGACGGGTTTATAGAGGGGACCCATCACCGTGTAATTGCAGAGAAGTTGGAAAAGATTGCCCGGGGGGAGTTAAAACGGCTGATTGTCAACATGCCTCCCCGACATTCTAAATCAGAATTTGCATCCTATCTCATGCCCAGTTGGTTTTTGGGCCGGAATCCGAAGTTAAAAATCATTCAAGCTACCATGAACACCGAACTTGCTGTAAGATTTGGTCGTAAGGTTCGTGATCTCATAGCTGACCCATTGTATCGTGAGATTTTCCCGAATACGGACCTTAAACCGGACAGCCAAGCGGCAGGTCGATGGGAGACTAGCGCTGGTGGGGAATATTTTGCAGCCGGGGTGGGTGCTGCAATGACTGGTCGTGGTGCTGATTTGCTAATTATTGACGATCCGCACTCGGAACAGGATGCATTATCGTCTACTGCGTATGATAATGCATGGGAATGGTACACATCTGGGCCTCGACAGCGTCTACAACCGGGTGGTTCGATCATAATTGTCCAGACTCGCTGGTCCAAAAAGGATATTACGGGTCGGTTACTGCAAGCACAGCAGAAAGATCTGATGGCTGACCAGTGGGAGGTGATTGAATTCCCTGCAATCATGCCTTCGGGGGAACCATTATGGCCTGAATTCTGGAAAAAAGACGAACTTTTGAAGGTAAAAGCTTCACTTTCGGTAGGAAAGTGGAATGCTCAGTGGCAACAGAATCCTACATCAGAAGAAACCGCTATGGTCAAGCGGGAATGGTGGAAAGTTTGGGAAGAGGACAGCATTCCTGACCTAGATTATGTAATTCAGTCCTATGATACGGCGTACAGTAAGAAAGAAACGGCTGATTATTCTGCTATTACAACGTGGGGCGTGTTCCAGCCCTATGCGAACGGGGATCAGCATCTGATATTGATGGATGCGAAGAAGGGGCGGTGGAATTTTCCTGAGTTAAAGAGCATTGCACAGGAAGAATACGATTATTGGGAGCCGGAGTTGATGTTGATTGAGGCAAAGGCTTCTGGTACACCGTTAGCGGACGAAATGAGGTTACTTAACCTCCCTGTAGCCACCTTTAGCCCGGGTCGGAAACGTGGTGGGGGAGGTATGGACAAAACAACCCGTATGCATATAGTCTCTCCTATATTCGAGTCGGGAAAAGTATGGTATCCTGAAGGCGAAAAGTTTGCAGAAGAAGTTATTGAAGAGATTGCTTCATTCCCCAATGGCGATCACGATGACTTTTGTGATAGTATGACGATGGCCTTGATGCGTTTTCGTCAAGGTGGCTTTATTAGTTTGAATGGTGAAGAGTTCGAGGACGATCCACCCCGTAAGGCAAGAGAGTATTATTGATGGTTGTTCCTCTACCCAAATCCAAACCAGAATATCGTGGTTCCCTACCCACTTCAAAGCCAGCACCCACTGCGAGAAATCAAACCGCTGCCAAAATTTTCAGTAGCCTGCAAAAACAGTTGTCGGGCCGTGGTCCACGGACCCCGGTCTTTACTCCACCTAGAAAAGGTTCGCGGCCTATTGCAAAACTGTATCGCGATTTAACTCCTTTGGAGCAGGAGGCTCGTGATAAGCAGGGTATAGAAAGTTTAAAGGGTTTTGCTGTTGGTCTTCCTGCCGGGTTACTGGGTTTGCCTGCTGACTTGACGGCGTTGATTTTTCGGGATGCGCCTCAGTTAGCTGCGAAGCTTGTAACGGGACAGGAATTAAAAGTTGAAGAGCGCACATTCATAGACAAGCTTGTGGGTGACTTTCAACGTAAGGCTGGCGCTGAAGCGATCATGGAGAAGATGGGTTTTGGTGTTGACCTACTGCCGGAAGAAGATGAAAAGGGACAGCCTGTAAACTTAGCTACGGATGCTTTATCACAAGCGGGGATAACTCCTTTCCGTGCTGGTTCGTTAATCGGTGAAGTTACTGTTCCGATACCTACTGGGGCAGGTATTGCTCGGTTACTCGGTCGCCGGTCCACGGACGCTGGTGAGGTGTTACCTCCCGAGCGTGTAGAGCCTACGATAGATGTACTCGAGCCGGGTGATATAATTGAAGGTAGTGTGGTTGAGAGGTTAGAAGCTCGTCCTACTGAAGAGTTAATGGTAATGCCGGAAGAGATAGCTACTTTTCCACCTCCACCTCGCATTCAAACTGTTGATGATGTCATAGACGACGGCAACGGGGTTTTTGAGTTTGATCAAACTGGTCGTCTAGAAACAGGCACATTAACTGACGATGAATTAGTTCAGCGATATATAGAAGCGCGGGATGAGTTTACGGCTGGTATGGCTGCTCGACAGGAAGGGCAGCTTGATCTTGATGATGTAGACAATCTCGCGCAAGATGCCGCTGACCGTGCTGGCACTAGGATGAGATACATTCAGAACGAATTGATTGGTCGCCGTGACGGGCATTTCGTCCAATTAACAGAAGATGAATTAGCCGAAATACAGGTACAAGAGGCAGTGGGGGAGATGTTAAGCAGGCCCGAAGAGCCGGATGCTCCTGAATCTTTGGCTGTTACTGACACAAACAACAACATAATCCCCGAAGCTGAAGAGGGCTTTCAAGGTTTGCCCGGTGGTATTGGTTCGCTGGATGAGTCCATGCCTATTTATGGTAACTACAATCTTACCATCGGCGGCATGCCTGATGAGTTTAAGGGAAGTGTTATACACTACTCACCTACGATGACCAACTTCCAGAACTTTGTGGGTAGTCGTGCTTTTGCTAGGCAGCAGGATTCTGGTAAGAAGCTGGAAGCTAAACAGTGGGTAGCGGCGTTAAACAAAAATCCCGGGAACTCTCAAAAAGTCGGCACCGTAGGTAAAGAGATAAAAAATTCCGAGTTTGAAAACATCATGCTTTCTAACCCGGAGAAAAAGTACAACCAGACAGAAATTAGAAGGCTTCTTACCTCGCGCCTGCCGCAGACTAGGTCTCGTCTTTTTCTTGAAAGTAATAGCAACCAAGAGTTCCAAGACGGTGAAAGTCCCTTTAGGAGCCTGAGACATCTGGATGCACAGTACAGGTCAGCGGATTTAAACTCTGCGAGAGACAAGGGTCTTATTATTTTTAGTAATACGGCTCCCACAATTGATGTCCCGGGTTTTGGTCGGTTAAAGCCTAAAGCTGTGCACAATTACTATCGTGAGTATCCCGGGTATTATGGTCATGCACGTTTCATAATCGTGGAAGGTCAAGATGGTAAAAGATATCTACAGATAAACGAGATACAATCTAACAGTGTTAGTGACGTATCTAGCGGTAGTCATCTCGGTGGGACAAGATATGTAAAAACACTAGAAGATCGATTGCAAGCCTACAGAGATGGCTACGATAGTGTAAGGATCCCTTATACTCCTGAAGTCCATAAAATTATGAAAGAGGTTCAGGACCTAAAGCCAGAAGTTATAGAAAAAAATGATGTTTTGGCTCGAAGCGTACAGGAGAACGAAAGAGAAATTAGAACAATAGCCGAGAGTTACAAGTGGCAAAGTGGTAGATTAAACAGATTCGAGCCCGGTTCTGAAGATTTAAGTAAGGTAAGACTTTTAGGTCCTGTGTTGGAAGGTCTGAAAGGCAGGGATGATCTAACGGCTGTTATCATTCAAAGACACGGTGGTGACCGGGCACAAGAAGCTGATTATAAACGGGCTGTACAGGATCGTGTTACAGATATACTTGATGAAAGAGGTGTTCCCTACACCGCTCAAGATGTAGAACATATGGTGGATAAACTAGATGACTTGAGCAGAAATTTAAATGACAGCTATGAGGCAGGCTTTAACAGGTTCGATGAGCAAGGCTTTCCTCTTATTCACCATAAAGTACGAAAAGAAATAATGGGTGGCATTGGTCCTAGAGACAGAGACCCAACGGTTGAAGAATTTAACGCTTTCTTGGCGAACAAAGATAATGGTCCGAGGATGCCTCGTGGTGTGACTAAATCAGAACTGTTTGAGATAATGTTAAAATCTGATTTTAAGTTCGATGTTGAAGATAATATAGTAGAGGAAATTGCGGCATCCCTTTTATTAAGGGACAAAGATGTTCAAAAGATTTTCAAAGATCTTACGCCGGATGAAATAGCTAAACTTAATATAAACGAACCATACAGAGCTCGTAGAGTATTATACGACGAGTTAGTTTCAAAAATTCCACAAGAAACTGCTGATAATGTACTTAATAGAGTACAAGAAGAAATAAACAACAGTGTTTCCGCATACGCCGCACCGGATGTAAGAGATGATTTGCAGATACTTGATAACTCGGAAGAAGTTTTAGATGATGCAATGCTGTCACTTCTTTACGACATTGACGGCACTCTAGAGGAAGTAAAACTGTCTGAAACAATGGACAACTTGAGACAGACAGGTAACGAACTTGTGTCACAAGTTGCGGATATAACTGATGAGGTAAACGCCGCGCAAGCAGGTTGGAATGATGCTCTGGCTAACCTGCCTAATGCTGAAGAGGTAGCGACCTTAATGGATATAGCTAGAATAACGGGTCAAGAAAGAAGAGGTTTTATAGAGCCTTTACCTTATAACAGTGATGAAGACTTTTATAAGTTTGCCACTAGAGCAGCGATCAAGGAGGCAGAAAAACTAGGTCTTGATGGTGTTATTTTTCCTGATGCGGCGTATTTATCTACGCAGCCACAAAGAAGACCTAATGATGCCTTTCTGCGGAACTATGGACGAGTGATCGACGGTGAGCTAAAGGAGTTAACCAAAGCTGACGAGAATGCAGGTGTACGTCTTCGTAAGGTAGATATTACAGGTGACGATCCATTCGAGCTAATAGGTAGAGGCGAGGGTTTTGAAGTAAATGGTATAGACCCGAGTGACCCGGATGTTCAAGAAGCATTACAGCCCTTTAGAACTGAAGTGCGGAACGCGGATCGTGAGTATAAACAAGCAAAAGCAGTAGTAGATGAGTTACAGGCGCAAGGAATTGACGGGGGCCCAGAACTGGCTAGTGCGCTCCAAGAGGAGCGTCGTCAACGCACTCGTCTAGAAAATGTTAAAGCTACTTTAGAAACAGAGATGCGTAGGAGATCAACCACATACAACTCTGAGCTCCGTGTTGTTGAGTTTGATAATGACGCTAACAGACAATTAGCTCGAAGACCTATTAGACGGGCGGCGGGTGGTATGGTAAGATCCGGCATTGGTGCTATGGCAAGAGAGGTTATGTAATGTCTGACAAAGACAAGACCCGTATTGACGGACGCACGATGAAAGAGATAAGGCTAGTGGCACAAGAAGATATAACTAAGCTCACGGATAAACAGTGGGAAGCTTGGAGCAAGTCTTCTACTAAAAAAGCTAATGGCGGTATGGTCAAGGGTTTTAGCCCCATCGCCCGACCACAAAGATTTAAAGGAGTGTTCTGATGGCGAGTAAGTCTGATAAAATTGATGCATTAATAGCGGAATTAAATTCTATTCCCGACGATAAGTATACTCCTCGGAAGGATCAGATAAGGATTTTGAAGCTAAGAACCGAGATAGATAAGTTAATCGGTGGTAAAAAAAGGCCAGAAGGCATGAAAGACGGCGGCATGAATAATGTGCCTTCCAAGTACAAAGGCTTTTCAAAGCTGCCGGAAGGTGTACAGGAAAAGATAAGCCCTAGTCTCGCAAAGAAATATAAGACTGGCGGCATGAGCAAGGCTGTTATGAAAGCCCGTGGCGGAACATTTAAAGGAACATTTTAATATGGCATTACCTCCACAGATGGTTGCACCTGCAATGGGCCCCGGCGGACCGGGGATGAGCGCAGAAGAACAGATGACCGAGGTCGAAGTACCTGTAAATCAGAATGATATGCTGCCTCCGGGCGTTGAGCTTATTGGTTCGGAAGAAACGGTTGAGGTTCAGACTGAAGAGTACGATCACAATGCTAACTTGGCTGAAGTTCTTGACGACTCCGTCCTTGGAGCTTTGTCCTCGGACCTTAGTTCAAAGGTTGATGAAGACAAAGCTTCTCGTGAAGAGTGGGAAGAAAGTATATCAAAGGGGTTGACGCTGCTTGGTATTAATTACGAGGAGCGTTCAGAACCATTTCTTGGTTCATCTGGTGTAACGCATCCATTATTGAGCGAGGCCGTTACGCAGTTTCAGGCGCAGGCTTACAAGGAGATGCTACCTCCCGGTGGTCCTGTGAAGACGCAGATTTTGGGCATGCAGACCAAGGAAGTTGAAGATCAGGCCCAGCGTGTCAAGGACTTTATGAATTACCAGATTACGGAGGTAATGGAGGAGTTTGATCAGGATACGGATCAGATGCTGTTTTATCTGCCGATTACTGGTTCTACGTTTAAGAAGGTTTATTACGATCCTGCTCGTCAGAGAGCGGTATCAAAATTTGTACCGGCAGAGGATTTGATTGTCCCTTACTCTGCCTCTGATTTGCGTACAGCGGAGCGTTACACTCACGTTGTCCGTATGACCGAAAACGACATAAGAAAGATGCAAGTAGGAGGTGTTTATAGAGATGTTGACCTATCTCCATCAAGTGATGATGAATCTGATACAACAATTAAAAGCAAGGCTGACGACATTCAGGGACTTCGCCCGGGATACAGTGACGAGCTTTATACTATCCATGAAATCCATGTTGACCTTGACCTTGAGGGATTTGAAGATATGGATGCGGAAGGTGAAGCTACAGGTATCAAGCTGCCGTATATCGTCACTATGGACGGCGATTCGGGAAAAGTTCTCTCGGTAGTACGAAACTATCGTGAACAAGATCCGATGCGTCGGAAGCGCGATTATTTTGTTCATTTTAAATTCTTGCCCGGTTTTGGTTTCTATGGGTTTGGCTTACTGCATATGATTGGAGGATTGTCTCGTGCTGCAACATCTATTCTCCGTCAGCTTATTGATGCGGGTACGCTCTCGAATTTGCCGGGTGGTTTTAAGGCTCGTGGAGTTCGTGTCAGAAACGACGATGAGCCTATCAATCCGGGTGAGTTCCGCGATATTGATGTTCCCGGCGGTGATGTTCGCAATGCTGTTGTCCCACTCCCGTACAAGGAGCCTTCTGGTACGCTGGCTCAACTACTCGGGGTGGTCGTTGATTCGGGTAGAAGATTTGCACAAGTTGCGGACACAAAAGTCGCAGATGTCAACTCCCAAGCTCCCGTGGGAACAACAGTGGCCCTGATTGAGCAAGGTTCAAAAGTTATTTCAAGTATTCATAAACGCCTACACTATGCACAAAAAGCAGAGTTTCGCATGTTAGCGGAGATCTTTGCTACGAATCCAATACCGTATCCATATATGGTTGGGACAAATGTAGACCCTCGGATTATGGCACAAGACTTTGACGGGCGTGTAGATATCCTCCCTGTCTCTGACCCGTCAATTTTTTCTATGGCACAGCGTTTGTCTCTTGCACAAACACAGTTGCAGTTAGCGCAGGCCGCACCGCAGATGCATAATTTGTACGAAGCCTATCGTCGTATGTATGATGCGTTGGATGTAAAGAACATCGACGCTATCCTTCCTGCACCGCAACCGCCTGCACCGAAAGATCCGGCTACGGAGAACGCTGGATTTATGAAGGGCTTGCCGACACAAGCATTCAGAGAACAAGATCATCGCGCGCACATTCGAGTGCACGCCTCCTTCTTACAGTCTGCGGCGTTGAGAACTAATCCGCAGGCAGAAATGTTACTACAAGCTCATATACAAGAGCATGTATCGTTGTTTGCTAGGGACATTGTTGGAGAAGTCTTCAAGCAGGCTATAGAGAAGTCTCAAATGGCTGGTGAACCTGTTCCGCAGATACCGCCAGAAATGTTAGAAGCTGCGGTAGCACAGCAGACCGCAGATACATTGGATCAACTTGCACCGTTGTTGGAGTCAGGTGGAGCTAAAGATCCTCTGGTGGAGATACGTCAGAAAGAGCTAGAGAACGATCAGATTGAAATCCAGCGTAAGATGCAGAACGACATGATGGACTTCCAGATTGATCAGGCTAAATTACAACAGACAGCAGATCTAGCTATGGAGCGCATAAGAGCGCAGCAGGGTATCGCTGATGATCGTAACGATGTAAACATCTATCGTATTAACACACAAGCCGCGTTGAAGAGAGGTCAATAATGTTACAGGCTCTTATAGGCCCGATTTCATCCTTGGCAGGTACTTGGTTGAACGGGAAGGTAGAAGAGAAAAAAGCTCAAGCAGCTACGAAAGTAGCTATCGCTCAAGCTGAAGCCGTGGTGATGCAGAAGAAAGCTACTGGAGAGATCGACTGGGATCTTAAAATGGCTGATGCCTCTGCTCATTCATGGAAGGACGAGTGGTTAACTGTGCTTTTTTCGGTTCCGTTAATTCTAGCATTCTGTGGAGATTGGGGGAGACAAATTGTTTCTGATGGATTTACTGCTCTTGAAGCCATGCCGGAGTACTATCAATATACTCTTGGTACAATTGTTGCTGCCAGCTTTGGTATGCGCGGTGCCGCTAAGTTTTTTGGTAAGAAGTGATGTCAAAGCGCCTTCAAAAAGACAGTCAATACGACCAGTACGACATGGATGGCGACGGGGTAGTTACCGACGAGGAGCTTGAACACGCTAAAGAAATTAAAAAGACAGAGTACGAGTTACGCAAGCAACTTGCTCAAAGGCGTATGGCTACGGCTACTCTAATAGCTATGGGTGTATTTACTTTTATGATGTTCATGCCGTTCATTAGTATTGAGCGGATCAATGCTTTAAGCGACATCAGTAACTTATTTTATATCAGTGGTGCTGGTATTGTTGGAGCATTTATGGGAGCCACAGCGTGGATGAATCGAAAGTAAAAACATGAAAGAATGGGTAATGATCATAAGCATGTGGGGGAATGACGGAAGCATGGATCATTACATTGGTCAGCTTGCACTGCAAGAAACCATGACTGAACGACAGTGTGAATATATGCTCAGAGACGGCAGGTGGGCAGCTAGTTTTGAGAACGAGTATTACTCAATGAAGGTGCACTGTTACCCTAAAAAGTGTGCAGGTAAGGAAAGTTGTGAGCGAAGATAATAAAAAACCACTAGAAGCTAAAGTTGGTGACAATAGCTTTGAGTTGATCCTTCGGATTTTGGGTAATGAGTTTGTTGCGATTAAGATTGGATCGTCGAACTTTAGCGGTAAGCTAATCGTCGGTGGTCTATTGTTGTTGTTCTTTACTCTTGTCCTTATGGAAATGTTTGGTATTAATGCTTTGATAGGTGTTCCTAGTTATGACTAAAAGTCCGTGTGTAGGTATTTGTGTGCTAGACAAAGAACGTGTAAGATGTATTGGTTGTGGACGTACAATCGACGAAATAATAAATTGGGGTAAGAAATGCCAAGACCAAGATTAAATCAGTTTGCAGAAGATCTTGGTATTAGCCGTGGTTCGGCAAAAAAGCTTATGGCTAAAGCTCGTGGTCGTAGCGACGGAGGGTCCAATATTATAGACAAGTACTCTCCAGAGTTAAAAAAGCGTATGCAGCGTTTTGAAGATGCAGAACGTATATTCCAAGAAGACACAGAGATTGGAACTAAGATGGACAAGTCAAAAACAAAGCCCAAGTCTAAACAAAAGATGTTTGACGATTATTATCAAAAGCATGGGAAGGTTCATCCGAAAGACCCACGCACTAAAAAAGATCATCCCATGAACCGTGAAGGCTCTCCTCTGGTAACAAAGAACGAAGATATTGTTGAAGCCAAGGATGGTAAATTTGTTCGTGGTATGGGTAAAGCATCCATGTGCCCCCCTAGAGAAGTTAAGGTCAAGTAGCAATGGAAAGCATTGAAAACATTGCTGCTGGTTATGCCGCCTCTGGTGGTTATGGTGGCGCTGCTGGAGCCGCTGGTTTAGATAATCTAGACAGTGATGACAGAGGCATCGCGCAACTTGCCGCTGCACAGCAGCAAGTCAACCGCATGAATGATATTGCCTACGGAAGAGGTCAAAATTTTAGCAACCGTGCTGATTTAAATAGAGGTATTGTTTCTTTTATCGATAGGTTTGGCCCTAAGTCTCTTGACCGTGCTACCTTCAATCAATTGCGCGGCATTACCCCTCAAAACCCGGGTGGAAGAAACACCCTCGCAGCAAGAATAGCAACCGGCTTAAAGAACATGGGTATTGGAACGGGGAAAGTAGAAACTAATCCCAATGCTGGGCGGCTTACTGGCACGGTCTTTGGTAAGAAGAACGAACGTGGAGAAACAGTTTTGATGTCCGACGGCAAGTCAATGGGCATTGACGCGGATCAGTATTACAGTGGAAAGTCAGGTTCTGACATTGGTCGTCCAGAGTTGCAAACGTACCAAGACAAGTATGGCTATGCGGATCCGGCAACAAGAGCCGTTAACAGACAGTACGATCAGTTTCTAAATCCACTTAATGATCCTAGTCTTCCGGGGTTTAACCCGGATGTAGGGGTTCTTGGA